CGCAGGTACCCCCGGCCCGGGGGGTACCCCCCACCTCGGCCTGTTACCGACTGTGAGTAAATAACTGATAGTGACGGGCGCTCGGTGGGCACACGCAACCGTGTGTGACGAGCAGCGTGTGACGCCGCCGCTCCCTGCTGCCCTGTCTTGTGCGCATGGCACTTCGTGCACACACCTTGCAAGTTGCTATCGCTGTGATCATGCGCGTTATCGATGTGATCAACTTCGGTACTCTTCGCGCCCCAACAGTGCGTGCGCAGCTTGCACGTGGGGTCACGCTTAAGGATGCGCGGACGTATGACCGTGTCCCAATTAGGGGGCAACGGAACGGTGCGCCACTCCCTAGAGCCCCTAGCCCGGGGGGTGCTTCCTGCCATAGGGGGAGGTTAACGCGAGGGGGCAGGGGTCCGGGTCACCATGCGCGCGTATGGCGTTGCGCCGGCCGCTCAGCTACCTACGAGGCGAGCCTCGATCTCGGGTAGCTGCCCTGCCCCCCGCGACGGGCCCGCTATCTACGGGGGCGGATAGCGGGCCCTGCTCATCGTGTGGTGCGTCGCCACCTTCGGCGTACAGCAGCAGCGCTAGCGGTCGCCCTGCTGTGTTGGACGTCTCGACGCTACCCGCGGGGCGCCGGCTCGGCAAAGGTGTGCGCGAGGGCCGTCTCGACGGGGCGCAGCTCGCCGCTCTCTTCGATGCGGCCCGCGGTGACGGCTTCGACGCAGGTCACTTGCCCCGTGTACTTGTGCCGCCACATCGACGCCCCCGCGTAGTCACCCGCGTAGGGGCCCGTCACCTCGGCCTCGGCGAGCTCGATCGGCGTGTGACAGTGCCGGCAATCGGCCTTGTCGCCGACCGACCACACGACCGGTAGGCGCTGCGTCGTGCCGGGGTCGTCGCGCACGACCTGCGTCTCGGCCGCCGCAAGCGAAGCGGCCCACGCGCCCATGTCGATCGGCGCCTCGACGACGAGGCGCTGCGTACGCTCGGCCGCCGTCTCACCCTCATGCGTCGGCTCGGCCGACGGCACGCGCTGCGCAGCGAAGCTCGGCTCGCCGACGAAGGTCGCGGCGGCCGACTTCGGCAGGATGCCGCCTCGGGCGAGCGGCACGCGGGCGTCGAGCTCGCGCCGGCGTGCCAGGCTCGCGCGCATGTCGGCCGCCTGCCGCAGCTCGACGGCGATGCCGAGCAGCACTTCGGCGCGCGCCGTCTCGGCGGGCGAGCAGGGCGACTTGACGATTTGCCACGCCGCGGTGAGCGCCTCGGCGGCGCTCGGAGTGTCCGGGTTCGTCACTGTATTAGCCTTTCGAGGTCTGTGTGCGTCAATTTGGTCGGGAATCGCGCTACGTCAGTCCGCCACGCGTAGGCGACATCGGTCTTCCATCCGGTCAACTTGCCGGCATCTGCGGCCGGCCGGCGCCACAGGGCGACCGCCCGCAGCGGCGGCTTCGCGAAGCGCACCGCGCAGCCCTCCGAGCGGTCGCCTGCGACCCAATACGCCGCCTCGACGGCCCACCCGAGCCCGGTCGCCTTCCGGCCGAGCTTCGCGGCGCTCATGCCGCGGTTGCTCGTCGCGAACTCGGCCGGCACCTGCGGCGGGCGGGCCGGCACGATCGGCGGGCCGATCTCGACCTCGACCTGCTGCTCGGCCTTCGTCTCGATGATCGGAACGAGCAAGCCGAACCAATCGCGCCGCACCTGCTCGGGCTCGGGCTCACGAAATGTTGCGCGGCGCAACTTAAGCCACTCGCCCCGGGTCGCCCCGGGCTTGAGCGTCTTGCTGCGCCGCCCCGAGCAGGGCTCGCCGAGCCACAGGGCCCAGCGACACGAGTGCGACTCGGCCGGCCCGCACCCGCACGAGCTCGCCGCGAGGTGCTCAAGGGGCGGCCGGCCGCAGGCGCACGGGCAACCGCGCTCGCCGTCGGCGAGCAGGTCGTGCGCGGCCGGCATCTCGCCGCAGGCGCAAAGGGGGCACTTGCCGAGCAGGTCGTGCGCCTCTCGGAAGTAACCGCACCCTGCGCACCTCATCGCGAGCTCGCCCACCTCGTCAAGATCAGGTAGTACCCGAACGAGACGAGCGGGGCGATATCGCCGAACGTGGGCCACGCCTGGGCGGCGTTGACGATCGCGAACATACCGACCATGGCGAAGATGATGAGCACGCCGGCCGACGGCGGGCGGGGCTCGGGCCGGCGCACGTCGGGCAGCTTCGCGCCGGCGTTGAGCGCGTCAACCGTGTCGTCGTACTCGTCTCCGCTCATCGGTGCACCTCGGCGCCGTAGGGGTAATTGAGCACCTCGGGCGAGAGGCACTTGAGCAGGTGTTCGGCGTCGGCTTCGAGGTGCTGGCCATCGGTGCCCGGGTGGGCCGAGCCGCGGCGCTTGAGCGTTTCGAGCAGCTCGCGCGTGCTCACTTGGGAGAGGTTCACGAGCACTCGACCTCCGTCACCTTCGCGGTGAGCTTTTTCGCCGAGCCGCTCGTCTGCCCCGCCTGATAGGCATCCTGCTCGTACGTGCCGTCGTCGTTCACGGTCATCGAGTGCGTCTGCGCGTCGATGAGCCCGTGCACCTCGTACGTGACGTCACACGGGCCGTCGATCTTCGTGCCCGGGGTGACCTCGCCGCGCACCTGCCATTCGAGCAGGCAGCCCGCCGAGCCGAAGCACTGCTTAGAGGTGATCTTGATCGTCAGTCGCAGGGTCTTCGCCGAGAGCACCTGCGACGGCCCGGGCGTCGGCTTCGGCGTGCTCTTCGCGGCCGGCGCCGCCGAGAACGTCGGGTCGGGCGAGGTGACGACGGCGAGCCCGCGGGCGCCGGCGTCGGGCTTGCTGGTCGCGTCGATGACGACGCCGACGCCGCACAGCAGCAGCAGGCCGACGCCGAGCATGACAAGGGCGATCACGAGCCCCTTACGCGACTTACGAGGCGGCGTCGGGGCGCCGTAGTACGGGTTCGGGTAGGTCATCGGATTGCCTTTCGAGTGGTTGGGATGTCAAAGCTAGCAGAAAACCTGCTAGGTCCATAGTGGCAAGGTGAGCAGGAACACGCCGGCCGCGAGTAGCACGATGCCGCAGACGATGAGCGGCGCCCGGGCGGGCGGGTCTTCGATGGCGCAGCACTCGTGAGCGTGCACGAGGTCGACGGCGATCGCGCCACACTCGCCACAGTGCGCCGCCTGCGTAAACGGGTCGACGATCGGTTTCACGCGCGCATCATCCTTCGGAAGTCGGCGACCGCCTCGACGGCCCGAGCGCGCGCTCGACGCTCGGCGACGCGCCACGCGGCGAGCTGCGGGTCGCTGCGCGCCGAGATCGTCGGCCGCCAGTGCCGGCACCCGGTCGGCGGCACGAGGGCGCGACACTCGCCGCACGGGCGCATCACAGCGGCCTCGGGTCGAAGAGCCGCGCCGCCTTGTCGATCATCTGCTCGTCGTAGATCTCGCCCTTCGTCTTGCCGTGCCGGCCGCGGGCGCGCTCGCTCCGCCACGGGGCATCACGTTGCGCCTGCCACATCGGCCGCTCGGCGACGAACTCATCGCCCCGGGCCATGGCGTAGCCGATTTCCATGTCGGCCTGTATGAGCCCCTCGTGACCGCGCTCGAAGGTGTGCCAACGAAGGTCATACCGGTCGGCCGCCCCGCTCATCGCGGGCACGAGGAACACGAAGCCCTGCGAGCCAGCCGGCACGAACCATCGGCCGCCCGGGGTGCGTAGCCACGTCGAGTGCGCCTCGCCGAACAGGTCGACGAGCTCGTGCGCGAGCAAGCCGTCGGCGTACTCGATCGGCTCGGCGTCGCCCGTGTCCGGTTCGTCCCGGTCGACGAGCGCCTCGTCGAGCACCTCGTCGTCGTCGAGCTCGTACAGCAGCAGGTCGTCGGGCATCTCTTCGGGCCCGGGCGCGCCGCCGAGGCTAGCCAGGGTGGCGAGTTTGTGCCGGCTCGTGACGCCCGTGACGTCGAGAATCCAGCAGAAACGCTTATCCGGATACAGGCGCAGCCCGCGGCCGACCATCTGCTGATAGAGCGTCGAGCTCGACGTCGGCCGCCCGAGGATGACGCACGACGTGCTCGGCAGGTCGGTCCCCTCGGTAAATAGGCCGACGTTGCACAGCACGACGATCTCGCCGCGCCGGTAGGCGTCGAGGGCCGCGGCCCGGTCGGCGGCCGGCGTCTCGCCGTCGAGGTGCACCGCGGCGTAACCGGCGTCGTTGAACGCCTGCGCCTGCTCGATGCTCACCGCGACGGTGGGCAGGAAGGCGATCGTCGGGCAGCCCTTCGCGTGCTCGACCCATGCCTCGACGATCTTTTGCGGCGCCATGGCGGCCGACATCGCTGCGCCGAGCGCGCCGCCCCGGAAGTCGCCCGCGGTGCGCGCGACCCGGTCGAGGTCGAGCCCTTGGATCTTGACGCGCACGCCGCGGGGCGGCACGAGGTACGGGCCCTCGGGGTGCCGGATGAGGTCGATCAGGCCGATACGCGGCTCGACGATCGACTCGAAGACCTCGCCGAGCGCGCGGCCGTCGCTGCGGTCGAGCGTCGCGGTGACGCCGAGCACGAGCGGGCCGTCGGGCTCGAAGGCGCGCAGCTCGCGCAGGATGCGCACGTACGTGTCGGCCGTCACGTGATGCGTCTCGTCGACGACGACGAGCCCCCATTGTCGCGTCTTGAGCAGGGGGAGCGTCGCCTTCGTCGAGGCGGTCTGGACGCTCCCGACGACGATCTCGGCCCGGTACTGCTTAACCGTGCCCTGTAGGCGGCCGATGCGCCGGCCCGGGGCAACCTGCTCGGCCTTGTCGATCGCCTGATCGATGAGCTCGGTACGGTGCGCGAGCCACAGCACGGGGCGGCCGGCCGCGACGCTCATCTCGGCGACGCTCATCGCCGTCGGCGTCTTGCCCCCCCCGGTCGCCATCACCGCGGCGATGCGGCGGGCGCCGCCCTGCCACTCGGCGAGCATGCCGTCGACTAGCTGCTGCTGATAGGGCCGCAGTTTCACGGGGCAGCTCGCTTCGCCTGCGCACGCCACTTGTTGCGATCTTCGGCGATCTTGTGGAACGCCCCACGCAGCGCCTCGTGCGCGCCGACGATCGTGTACGGCTGGCCAGTTTCGACCCGCTCGCACGCCTCGTTGAGGGCGGTCACGAGCGGCATGCCGACGACCGCTTCCCACTCTGCGAGTAGGGTTTGCGCGTGGTCAAGCTCGGCGCGCAGGCGGTCGCGCTCGGCGATCAGGGCGTCGATCTGTTCGGGGCTATACATCCCTCTTCGTCCCATCTACGCAGCGCTCGGGGCGCACGATCGGCGGCCGGCCGTACATCATGCGCACGACGTTCCGGTACCGCGTCTCGGCGTCGTGATCGCCGTTGCGGTGCGCGCCCCACGCAGCAGCCCGCCACAGCTCGGCCGAGGCGCGGCGGGGCGCGAGCTTCGTCATCGGTCGAATACCGGCCGCGGGTGCGCCGAGGCGCCGCAGTGTCGATAGATCATCCGCAGCAGCTCACCCGCCGTGCCGTCCCAATCGGGCAGCGTGGCGCCGCACGGGCAGTAGACCTCATCGCTCAACATGTCGTAGTCGCTCGCCCCGGTCGCGAAGTCGTCGAGGTCGAGCGGCGTGCTGTAGAAGTCGGCCGAGCCACCCCCGAACTCGGGCCCCTTCGCAAGGAAGACGATGCGGTGCTTCGTGCCGGCCGGCACCCATAGGTCGAGCACCTCGGCGTCGCGCCACTTCGGGAAACGTCTATCGATGCTCATAGGTGCTTTTTCCTCCATTCTCGGGGGTTTTCGACCATTTCGAGGGGGTACCCCCCGGGGCGGTCGCTCGCGGCGAGGTGGATCGAGCAAGCAGGCGTGCCGTTGAGCTGAATGCGGCCGACGACCGGTACGTACTGCCGCTCGTCGCCCGTGCCATGCCCGACGAGCGCGCAGCCCCACGCCGGTTTGGGCATGTCAAGCTGCGCAAGCGCCTCGTACAGCTCGGGCCACAGCGTGTTGATCGCCTCGCGCCGGTACTGCTCGCCCTCGCGGAACACCTTGTACGGGTCACCCGGCACGGCCGAACCTCCGCCGCGGGCGCCGATACGACTCGCGGTGCTCGTCGCAGACGATGCGCACCTCGGGCGGCCGGCCGAGCAGTGTGCGCCATGCCGGCCGCCGGTAGATCGTCGAGGTCGCGGGGCGATAGCAATGCCCGCAGCGCAGATGGGTCACGACGTCGGCCGGTACGGCTCGCGCACGTGATGCTCGCGGGCGGCGTCGTTGACCATGCGCCGGATGTCGTCCGCGTGAAACTGCTCGGCGTCGGCGTGCGATCCCGAGCCGGCGTCGGCGTTCTCGTGCGCGCCCTCGATCCACCCGTTGAGCACGTCGAGCATGGTCCGGAGGGCGTCGTACTTCGCCCGCTTGACGACCCGTTGCGTAACCCGGGCGTCGGCCGCGAGCAGCTCGCCGAGCTCAGCGCCGAGCGGCACGACCACCGTCTCGGGGTCGGGCGCCGGCGCCGGCCGGCTCACCGCGCCGAGCAGCTCGTGTACCGCGTCGCCGACCCGGGTCGCGAGCGTGTTGAGCTCGGCGGCCGACGGCGGTAGCGGGGTGAGGTCGGCCGCCCGAATGACCTGCTGCCCGAGCGGCACATCGACGAACGGCACGCCGAGCTCGCGGTCGGCGGCGTCGTGCGCGTTCGCGAGGTCGTTGAGAAACCGGCTCGTCTCGTCGAGGTCGGCGACGTACTGCGCGAAGCGCCGGAAGCCCTTGATCGGCGTGGCGCGATCCGGGACGTAGACCCACGCACCGCTGATGTTAGCGCCGGCCGCGGCGGCGTACGCCTTGAAGATCGCGACGGCGATCGTGCTCGCGTTCCCGCGGGCGACTACGACCGCGAGGCGGCGCACGGCGTCGAGGTGATTTGTCATCGTCTCTCCCAATTGCGATGAATGGATGGATTAGCCCGCGACGACGGCGAAGCCGAGCTCGCGCAGCAGGTAGCGCACCGCGCCGACGGCGTCGTCGCCCGGGACGGACCGGTTAGCCCGGGCGAAGGCGCGCACGAGCTGCGCCTCGGTGACGGTAGTCGCGCCCTCGACCGCGGCGATGAGCCCGCGGCTCGTGCCCGGTCCGCCCGAGTCGGCGAGCTCGACGAACGCCTTGAATGCGGCGTCGAGGCGCTCGGCCCGGGGCGCCGGCTCGCGCTTGAGCGGGTTGGCGTTCATCGCGAGCGCCGCCTCGTGCTGCTCGTCGAGCGTCGGACGATCGATCATGTAGAGCGTCTCGCGCTTGCGGCAGGCGACCGAGTGCCCGCCCTCGACCGGGGCGTGCGTGCCGTCGCAGTCGCAGGGAACCTGCGGCAGTCCCTCGATCTTGCCGCGGCCGAACCGCCCACCGTCGATGAGCACGTCGCCGAGGTCGTAATCGATCCACAGCTCGAATTCCTTCGAGGCGATGTGCTTGCGCACCTGCTGCCGCAGCAGGCGCCGCAACTCGTCGGGGTCGTTGGCGAGCTTCCCGTCGAGCGTGACGACGACGCCGTACGAGCGCCCGACCCGCTCGAAGGTGACGACGATGTCGGCCGGCGCCGCGGTGAGCTCGTCGTACCGGGCGCGCGCAGCGCGCAGGGCGGCGAGGTTCTCGTGCTCGTCGTTGAGCAGCTCGGCCGCTTCGAGCATGAGGGTCACCTCGGCCGGCCGGCCGTCGATCGGGATGCTGCCCGCGATCGCGAGCGCCTCGCGGTGCGCGCCCTCGGCAAGCGCCTCGTCATAGGCGGTCGCGACGAGGCGGCGCTTAGCCGACCGCAGGGCGGTCGCGCTCGGGTAACCGACGACGGCGTCACGGATGCGCCCCCGCCACGCGGTCACCTGCCGCGCGCCGTCGCTCGGGCGACCGACGACGTGCGCGGCGTTCTGCGCGTACGCGGCGGCGTCGTCGTGCGCCTCGACCTCGGCCGCGGCGACGTCCGCGGGGCTCGCGCTGCGCTTGCTCATCTCGACGAGCAGGTCGCGGCCGGCGTGCCCCGGCCAGTCGCGACGACCCGCGAGCAACCTCGCGAACGCCTGCCACCCGTGAGCAACCGGGCGCCGGCCGCCGGGCAGGTAAACCCACCCGCCCGGGCGCGCCTCGATGCCGACGGCGCGAGCCAAATCACGGAAAACGAAGCTGCGACCGCCCTCGGCGGCGCGAACGGCAAGAGCGACGATTTCTTCGACAGTCAGCATGTGGGCCGTACCTTTCGGGTCGAGCGGGTGGAGATGTCAACCTAGCAGGATTCCTAGCAGGTTTGCAACCCGCGATCGGCCCGGGCATGGCGAGGGCCCCCGACCGCGAAACCGGGGGCCCTCTGTTCGGGGGGTGACGAGGTTACCGCGTCGCGGGCCGCTCGTCGGTGTCATCGCTTGCCGGCGCGGCGACGCGCGTGTCACCCGGAAGGGTGACGGCCTCGGGCTGCTCGTACTGCTCGGCGCGCGCCTGGTCGCCGTGCAGCACCCGCGCGACCTCGGTCGCGCCGTCTTCCGCCTGCTGCTGCCCGCCCTGCGGGCCGTTGTCGGTCGTCATGCTCGGTGAGTACCCGCTACTCGCGCGGTTGCAACCACATACGGCGCCACGCCTTCGGCACTTCGCTCGCCCGGGTCGTCGGCACGTGCCGCACCTGATTCTGCGGGTCGAGATAGGCGACGACCTCGCACGCCTGCCGCGGGTCGTGAAACGCCCACGGCTCAAGGCCGAGGTCGTACGGGGTCGTTGCGGGCTTCGGCGCCTGCTCGGCGCGCTGCTCGTCGACGATGCGGGCGGTCACCTCGATTACCGCCCGGGCGAGCTCTGCGATGGTGTCGGGCGCGAAGGCGATCTCGATGCGCTGCGGTTGTGTCTCTCCCATGCCGGACACGGTACAGCCCCCGGGCGGCCGGTACCCGGGGGCTGCTCTCGTGTCCGAACCCGCGGCAAGCCTACCGCGGAGCGACCTCGAGGATTTGTTAGGAAGGCTAACTATTAGCAGGGCCGCGCGAAGCCACGACACCCGATGACCGTGCCCCGGGCGTTGCGCACCTGCCGATACGGCACGAGCAGGTCGGGGCGGGCCGGCACGGCGAGGGCGACCGGAAGGCTCACGACGTACCACGCTTTCGGCTTGACGTCGGGCAGGCCGATCACGTGCCCGTACTCGACGCGCAGCACCTCGACCGCCTCGGCGCCCACCCGCGGCGCGAGGTCGAAGCCGTCGAGCAGGCGCTCGTCGATCCGGGCGACCATGCCGCTCGGCGGAATGCTGAGTACGACCGCCACCTCGGCGCCCTCGGGAATCGTGCCCGGGGCGTCGGGCCCGTAGACGTCGACGACGTGCGGCGTGCAATTGATGATCATGGTTAGGCGTCTCTCCCTTGTCGTGTGCCTATGAGTACAACTTGAGTCGTGTACTCATCACTTTCTCGAAAATGTTGTCGAGTTACCATGCGATTACTCTCCGGATTTACCGCCTGAGCTGCTCAAATACTAGACAAGGCGGTAAATTTTTGACTTGCGTAACGCGCGAGAGAGACGGGGCGGATGAGTACGATACTCATGTACTCATCCCCTCACGGCGTACTCATGTACTCACCGCGCCGGCGGCCGGCGTGACGACCGGTCGCGACCCGCTCGGCGCGATCCGGGCGTCGCCTGCGAGCTCGACCCACCCCTGCGCGACCGCGTACTCGATGCCCTCGTCGACGAGCTCGCGGTCGCGGGCGGCGAGCCGGCGCCGGACATGCCCGCGGCTCATCGCGCCGTGCTCGTGCACGATCTCGGCCACCCGCACGCCGATCCGCCGCGCGGCCGTGTCGCCGAGGGCCGCGGCGACCGAGTCGCGGGCGTGCGCTCGATGCGTCTCGGCTTCAAATTCGGCCGCGAGCGCCGCGGCCCGGGCTTTTCCCGCCGCGGTGCGGGCGAGCGCCTGTAGGTAGCCCCGCACGCGGTCGCTCGTGTCGATCACCACCTGCGCGAGCTGCCAGTCGTCGGCCGTCACGTTGCGGCGCGATTCGAGCAGCGCGAGCAGGGCCGAAACCTTGACTTTGAGCACGGTATGTTGTGATTTGAACGGGTCGAGCTGCCCGTGCTCGTCGAGCAGCCAATGCCCCGCCGGAAGCGACCCGGTCGCCTTCGCGTGCTCGGTGTCGTACAGCTCGTCGAGGATGCCCTCGGCGAAGGTGATCGGCGAGAGGTCGGGCAGGGGCGGCGCCGGAAAGACCGCCCCGGGTGGCGGCAGGGTAGTCGGCACCTCGGGCGGGAACGGGCTCGTGATCTCGCCCGGCCACGGCACACGGGCCGACCGCGGCGGGATCATCGGGTCGACGGCCCATACGTACAAAAAGCGCTGCGGCGTGCCCGCCTCGACGTCGGCGAGCAGGGGCAGCACGGTCGCAGGCTGGTAGCCGATCATGAGCCCCGCCGAGTAGCTGCGGGCCGGCACGGTCCGGGTCGTTTCGACGCGCCCGTTTTTCTGCCCGAGCGTCTCGCCCGACCACGCGGTGCGCAGCGTCTCGCCAACCGTGCTGCCCGTGCGCTCGATGAGCTTGTTGAGCCCCCCGCCCTCGTCGGAGTGAAACAGGGCATTGTGGTGCACCTGCTTGCGCACGCGCTTCGTCTTCGCCGAGCCGTCCCGGGCCATGTCGCCCGTAGGCTCTTCGACCTCCCCCATGTACGCCTCGGCGATGCCCTCGCCCGAGCCGAGCGGGAATTCTTCGAGCGGCCGGCCCGCCTTGACGAGCTCGCGGCTCACCGATAGCCCCGAGCTCTTGCCGCCCCCGCTCGGGCCGACGACCGCGGCGAACAGGTTGAGACTCGCCGCCTGCCCGATGCCCGTGTCGGCGCGCAGCGTGTGCGGCACCATGGCGGCGAGACGGCAGAGCAGCCCCGCGAAGACGACGTCGGCCGAGCGCACCCGCGAGTGTGCCGCCTGCCGCACGCGGCCGAGCGACTCGCGAGCGGCCCAGAAAGTGTCAGGTAGTGTCAGCGCGCCCGGGGCGACGATCTCGGGGGGCGAGATGGGGGAACCCGCCCCGGGCGACGTAAAACCCGGGGGCGCCGCGAGTGCCGTCGCCGCAGGGATGTCGTGCTCACACATCGCTCGGGGCTTCGGGTTGCCCTTCGCTGCCAGCTTGACCGCGCCGGACACGAGCCGATCCCACTCGCCGCCGCGGGCCCGCTCGGTGCCGACCGCCTGCTCGAAGGCGATGCCGAGCGTGTGCACCGCTTCCGGCGCGCCGCGGTGACCCTCGCCGCCCGCCCTGACGATCGCCGAGAGCGAGTCGCGGGCGACCTCGTGCCGCGCGCCGGCGGCGTTCGCGAGCTCGTGCACAGCCTTTGTGCACACGCTGTGGATAACCGGGCAGAGCGGGCCGGCGCGCAGCTCAGCCCACCATGCCGACATGCCCGCGAGCCCGAGGTCGGCTTTCTCGGCGACCTCGTACGGAAGCGCGAGCCCGCGTACCCACGCCTCGGGCAGGGCGGGCAGCGCGTCGGCCCGCGGCACGACGCCCGGGGGCCCGCTCTCCGCCCAACTACCCTCGGCCCGCCACTCGTACGGCGCGCCGCCCGCGTCCGGGTTGGTCGACGGCCAGACGACCGCGTACCGGTGCCCGGGCTGAATAATCTCGATGAACTTGCCCGCCTCGCCAGGCCAGTTGATCTCGCGGCCGTCGAGGTGGGTCGGCACCCGGAAGAATCGAATGCCGCTCGGCGCCGGCCGCGCGCTCGATACCCACGTCGGCGGCAGGGGCCCGAGGCGGGCTTCGAGCTCGGCGAGCGTCTCGTCGCCCCGCTTGACGACCTCGCGGCCGTGCTCGATCTTCGAGTACCCCGCGTCGATGTCGAGCCCGATGACGCCGGCCGGCATGCGCAAACCGATGTTGTAGCCCGCTTCCGGTCCGATCTCCCAAGTGCCGATGTCGGCGTCGGACGGGTACGGCGAACCGTGGCCGGTATACCCCCCCGGGGGGGGTGATTTTTGCCCCGGGCCGCGGCCTGCGGGCAGCGCGCCGGGCCACCCTGCGGCCCGGTAGATTCGCGCAGCTCGCCCGAAAGGACCGAGCCCTGTATCGTCGTTGCTCAAGTTCGTCTCTCCCAAGTGATGAACACGTCTCGGCCTGAGACACGAACGGCGCGCTGCCACCCGAAAGGGCAGGCAGGGCGCCGTTTGTCGTTGTCGGGTACTCGACCCTACGCCCTCGATGCCGTCGCAGCTTCGGCCCTTCGGGCTAGCTCGGCGCGGCCCTTGCGCACCGCGACCTCGTACGCCCGCGGGTCGCGCTTGAATGCGCGCGTGATCGCGTCGTCGAGCAGGTCGCGCACGACCTCGCCCTCGCGCGGTCGGGAGTAGTCGCCCTGCTCGGCGTTCTCGATCGCCACGCCGAGCAGGTACTCGCGGGTCTGGACGTCGACGAGGGCGTGCACCTGCTGTGAAAACCGTCGGGCGGCGCTCGTCTGCGGCGCGGCGACGGGGGTCGCGAGATCAGTCATGCGCCGAAGCTAGCAGAAAAGCTGCTAGCTCGTCGAGGTTGACAAACCTGCTAGGTTTTCTGCTAGGTTGACATCTCGCACCGCTTCGACCACACGAAAGGCAAGGCCGATGGGCAAGACCGCCTCGAAGATCGTCGCTCAGATCACCCTCGCGAACCCGATCGCCCTCGTCGTGCCGGCCGCCCTCGCGGCGATCGGCGCCGGCGCGTACCTCGTCGCCGCCTCGCACATGCCGCAGGCGATCGTCGGCGCGGTGCTCGGGTTGTTCTCGTGAGTCTCCGCAGGTACGAGCCGGCCGAGCTGCCGACCGACCCGCGCGAGGCGAAGCTTCCCGCGTGGGCCCGCGAGCTGCTCGACCGCACGCGCCACATCGCGAAGACCGCGAGCGACATCGCGACCGAAGCGATCAACGAGACCGACGTCGCGACCGCCCGCGTCGTGCTCGACCCGCTCGGGCTCGGTGCCGGCGTGCCGAACTCGATTCGCGAGATCGGGTTCCGGGTGCCCGTGCCCGGTCACCCGAAGTGGAAAGACACGTTCATTACGGTCCGGTCGATGCTCGACGCCGACGGCAACCCGAACGGCATCGACGTCCGGGGCGATAGCGCGCTCATCATCCGGCCATGGGTGACGAACTCGGTCAAGATCGAGCAGGCGCAGCGATGACCGTGCATTCGCTCGTGCAGCAGACCGTGCGCCTGCCCGTGCGCGGCTCTACCGCGCTCGTCATCGTGCCGCCGAAGCCCTGCGGGCTCGTCGCGTGCGTCGGCGAGATCGAGGTGACCGTGCGCGGCACGGCCGCGCCGATCCGCGTGCACCTCGACGGCGCGCAGCGCGACCTACTCGTGCGGGCCCTCGGCGGCGTGCCGGCGTACGACGCCGACCTCGCCGACCGCCTTGAGCACAACGGGGGGAGGTAGAGCAATGGTCCGGATTTACGTTGCCGTCGGCCTGCTCGCGCTGCGCTTGCGCGTCGAGCGGCGGCGCTCGCGCCGCGGGTACGTCGGTCTTCACTGGGCGCCGGGGGTGCTCGCGTGACGGTTCACCTCGTCTGCCCGTTCCCGCCGTGCACCGCGGAATGGTGGGTCGGCCGCATGCCCGGGCAGACTCGCTTTCCGGTCCCGTTTCACATGCCGCAGGGCTTCGAGGGCGCCGAGCGGTACGAGCTGCGTTGCCCGGGCGCCGTGCAGACGCTCAAGGGCGAGGGCGACGAGCCGCGCGAGCTCGACTCGCCCGCCGTCGAGCAGATGAACAGGGCGTACGAGGCGCACCTCATCCGACTCGCGACGGAGCGCGAGCAGGCCGAGCGCACGGCCGAGGCGGCGAAGGGGAAGGCGGGCCCGCACCTCGGCTTTCCGGTCGGCCGCCCGGTCGATCACGAGCGCAGTACCGATATGTACTTTCCGGGCCGGCCGGCCGATGCGCCGGAACCGGGCCCGGGCGAGGCGCACCCGCAGGTCGAAATCGGCACGGGTCATCACTTGGGGAGAGCAGCAATGGACAACGCACACGACACGACCCGCGGGCTCGTGCAGCTCGCCATTCCGCGGATCGAAGAGGCGGTCGGCAAGCTGAGCGGGTGCGTGAACGCGCTCAACGGCGCAACGGGCATCGCGACCATGGCCGAGATCGAGGCGACCGCGGCGAACGCGCTCATCATCGCCGCGGTGGGCACGGGCGCCGGTAAGCCCGAGTCGGCCGAGCGGATGGCCGAACAGATCGCGATGGGCGTCGATACGATCATGGGGCCCAATGACAACATCTTCAACGCGATCGAGCTCGCCAAAATCCGCGTGACTGTGGCGATACAGCAGCTCACCGCGGCGGCCGAAAAGGCGCGGCAGTACGTCGCCCTCTTGAGCTAGTGCCGACGTACGAAGAGGTGCACGCGGGCGATCACGTGCTCGGTCACGATGGCGACCTTTGGGGCGTCGAGGCGATCGAGCACGTGCCGCGGCTCGCTGTGACGCTCGTCAAGCCCGGACACAAGGTGACCGGTTACCCGCCTGCGGGCACCCCGGTCACTATCGTTCACCGTTCGGACATAGCGGCCGAGCTCGCCGCCGCGCAGGTGCTGATCGACGGCGGGTTCAACATCGAGATCGTTGCGGAGCGGTATCAACCATGATCCAACTAGGCGACCCGGGGCGCGCCTTGAAAGGGGATTTCCATGAGGGATTGGCTTGCCGACAAGGCGATTTTGATCGGTGCCCTCTTGCTCGTCGCGAACGGGCTCGCGATCACGTTCGTTCCGGTGTTCGTATGAGCGACGACGGCACGCAGTACGGGCACGCCGGCCGGCACCATGGCGTCGGCACCCCGGACTGTCCGCGCGAGCTCCATCATCATCACGACGAGCGGTGCGAGCGGCCGTCGGGCAACCGCGAGCAGCTCGACACGCGCATCGTGCGGGCATGGAACGCCGGCCGGCTCGACGAGCACCGCGCGCTCACCGAGCAGGCGGCGCTACTCGACCGCAGGCAGCGCGCCCGCGAGGCATTCGACGACCGATGGTCGGGCGGAGACTTCGGCCCGGGCTCGGGTTGGGCCGAGCGCCTGCTCGACGCGCGCGAGACGGCGATCGAGACGGCGACCCGCGTGCGGGTTACGCCCGAGATCGTCGAGGCGCTGCGCCGCGTAACGATCGCCAGGGGGAGCGAGCAGCTCAGCAAGATCGCCGCCGCGGCCTTCGCCGCCGCGGGCTTCGAGGTAGAGGAATAAGGGGAGAGATGACGCAAACCGTGCACGCGGCCGGCGCCCGGACCGGGCCCATGCCCACGGGCGGCCGTTACGGGTGGTACCGCGACCACGAGGGGCACGAGTACCGACGCGTCTCGACGCTCGTCAAAGAGGTCGAGACGGACCGGTACAACCTCGATCAATGGATGCTGCGACAGGTCGCCGAGGGGCTCGCGCTGCGCGACGACCTCGTGCTCGCCGTCAAGGCGATGGGCCGGCCCGACCCGGTCGAGGGCTGGTCGCGCGAAGACAAGGCGAAGCTCGGCGGCATCGTGAAAGACGCGATGAACGCCGCAAAGCAGGCCGACGGCGCGCGCAAGGGCACGGCGTTGCACGATCTCACCGAGCGGCTCGACCGCGGCGAGGCGATCGAGAGCGTCGTGCGCGGGCTGCCCGAGGCGACCGCCCGCACGCTGCGGGCGTACGAGTTTCTCCGCCGCGAGAACACGTGGCAGACGGTCGAGATCGAGCGGACGGTCGTCTGCGACGAGCTCGAAGTCGCGGGCACCTTCGACCGGGTCGAAGACCTCCGCGGGTTGACCGCCCTGCTCGGGCCCGGGTCGTGCCAGTACGGCGACACCTGCCCGAACATCGGCCTGCCCGGGCACGGCGACTCGGTCATCGCCGACGTCAAGAGCGAGGCGCAGCCCTGGCTTAACGGGCTTCACATCGCGCCGCAGCTCGCTATCTACTCGCGGGCCCGCCGGATGTGGATTCCGACCGGGGGCATGGTGACGGTCAAGATCTCGGGCGAAGATCGACAGATTGCCGACGGCCGGTACGTGCCGGCGCCGTGCGTGCGGCAAGACGTCGGCGTCGTCGTGCACGTGCTCGAAGGCGCGGCCGAGCCGTACTTCGTCAACCTCGCCGAAGGCTGGGAAGCGGCCGTCGCGGCGTACGAGCAGGCGAACCGGAAGTCGCGGGCGAAGCGCGAGCTCGGCCGCGCCGGCGCATGGTTCGTGCCGATGCCGAACGTCCGGCGGCCGGCCGGCCCGGCGCCGGCCGAGGTCGCGGCGACCGCGGCGCAGCACGCCGCCGACCGGGGCGGACAGCGTTGCCTCGTCTGCGCCGAGCCCGTGTCGCCCGGCATGGCCACCTGCCGCAAGGGGCACGCCGTCGGCTTGCCGGCCGCGCAGGTCGCGACGACGCGCGCCGATGGAATGACCGAGTGGCGTCCCGAGCCGGCCGTCGGCACGCAGGTCACGGTCGGTGGCGTCGGGTTCACGAAGGTCGACACGGTCGAGAACGTCGCGCACCGCGGGCCGCTCGACGAGGTCGACAAACAGGCGATCGAGGCAGTCTGGGCGGCGACCGACCTGCCGCACCTCGCGAAGACCTTCGAGATCTACACGACGCAGCTCGGCCGCACGTGGGGCGGTCGCGTCGCCGAGGCGGCCGACGCGCGGCGCCGACAGATCGAGTGCCCGCAGCGCGCTCTTCACTCCGGTAACGGAAAGTGTGCGTGCGGGTGGGTCGCGGGGGTGCCGGCGTAGCCGAACCTGCTAGGTACCTGCTAGATTCAAGACCCGCTCGGGGGCTCGACGCAAACCGCCAGCTCGGGCCCCCGGGCGTACAAAGTCCCACAAACCCGTATCAACCTCTCCGAATCGAGGGACCGTGACACAGCCCAACCCGTTCGCGCCGACCGTTCCCGCGGCGGCCGAGCAGCAGCCCAACCCGTTCGGGCAGCAGCCCGCGGCGCCGGCCGCCGTGCAGCAGTACGCCCCGCCCGCTCAGCAGCAGCCCGCGGCCGTCAACCCGTTCGGCGCGCCGCAGGGGCAGCCCCCCGCGCCCGCGCAGGCGTACGCGCCCGCTCAGCCCGTCGCGCCGCAGCAGTACGCGCCGCCCGCGGGCGGCAACCCGTTCGCCCCACAGCAGCAGTACGCCGCGCCGGCGCCGGGCGCCGTGCAGGCGTACGCCCCGCCCGCGGCGCCCGTGCAGCAGTACGCCCCGCAGCAGCAGGCGCCGGCCGCCCCGCCGCAGCTCGGCACGCTCGCCGCCGCGCCGCCCCCGGTCGCGGGTGGCGGTCGCGGGCCGAAGCTGCCCGACATGTACGGCCGACTCGTCATCGCGTTCCCGCACTCGCTCAAGCGCGTCCCGCGTCGGCCCGAGCACATCACGGCCGAGCAGCGCGCGGCCGGCAACGTCGATCAGGACCAGATGACGGTTACGTTCGTCGTGCTCGACTCGGGCCCGGGCACGCCGCCCGGTACCGGGTTCATCGACTTCGGCGGCGCCCCGCACGCCCTGCCGCCGACGCCGCACACCGATCGGGAGATGCTCCCGTACATCCGCAAGGGCATGTGGATCAATCAGAGTCGCCTGATCGGGCAGCTTCGCGATTTCATGCCCGGGGCGGCGAACTCGGGCCCGCACGGCTCGCCCGGCATGGTGTGCGGCCGGCTCGTCAAGACCGGGCCCGAGAGTAACGCCCCCTGGTTTCTGACGACCGCGACCGCCGAAGAGCTCACGACGGCGGGGCAGTACCTCTCGCTCGTCGCCGAGGGTCGGTACCCGCACCCGCTCGCGTGAGACTGTCGATCACGGTGGTCGGCCGCCCGGCGCCGCAGGGGTCACACGACCTCGGTAGCGCCGGGCAGTTTCTCGACTCATCGCCCTACCTCGCCGCATGGCGGCAGGCGGTCAAGATTGCCGCGTGGCGATCCTGCTCACAGATCGGCGTCATGCCCTCGGCCCTGCCCGCCTTCGCGGCCGACGTGCCCGTGATCTTCGAGCGGATCACGTTCTACCTCGCCCCCGAGCAGTGTCGCGCGGCCGGCACAGACGCGCCGATCGGCAAGCCTGACGTCGACAAGCTGCTGCGCGCGACGCTCGACGCGCTCGGCGGCGCACACGACCCCAAGCAGCACGCCCGTCTCTACGTCGACGACTCGCAGGTCGTCGAGGTGCGGCACCTCAGCAAGGAACGCGCGCCGGCCGGAAGCCGACCGGGCGCATTGATCATCGTCACCGATGGGAGAGATTGACCGATGACTATCACGTATCGCGTGCTCGTGATTCGGCAGGATGCGCCGCGGCGCGCCAACATGCTCAGCTCGGCCATGGTCGAGGCGGCGCCCGAGGTGCTCTTCGAGGCGGCGGGCCCCGACGCCGGCCGCCTGCTCGCCTTCGCGCCCGACGAGGTCGCCGCGGCGCTCAACGCCGTCGGCTTCGCCGAGGCGTCCCGGAAGGCGACCGGGCTCGTCGACGTCGAGGCGCTCGCGGCCGTGGTCGCCGAAGAGCCCGACGCGCCGGCCGTCAACCCGCCCGGGCACTTCCGGCCGGCCGGCACGCCCGCGGCGACCGATCCGGCGCCGCGGCGCAAGCGGCGCACGAAGGCCGAGATCGCGGCCGACGAGGCGGCGGCGAAGCTCGCGGCGCAGCAGGCGGGCGCCGACCCTGCGACGGCCGCCGCGGTCGCGCAGGTCGGCGAGGCGGCCGACACCGTCGTCGAGGCGCAGCTCGCGCAGCCCGTCGACGAGCCGGCGCCCGAGCAGCACGTTGAGCCGGCGCCGGCACCCGCCCCGGTCGCCGCGGCGGCGCCGGCCGTCCCGTACAACCCGTTCGCCTAGCAGGAAACCTGCTAGGTTTTCTGCTAGACTTACGGCATGGCAAACGACGAGGTCGAGCAGAGCACCGAGCAGATTCTCACCGCGGCGCTCGTCGTGCAGGTCAAGCAGGCGCTCGACCTCGGGCACGAGCTCGCCGACGTCCTAGAGAGCTTCGAGGGCGGCCCGTACGGCGAGCTCGCGGTGAGCGTGATCGAAGGTCTTGCCCGGATGAAGGCGCTCTAGCGCGCGACGGTCGCCGCGGTGACAGTCTCGCCCTCGATGATCCGGCCGCCGGACGTCGAGGGCGAGACCTGCGACCGGATGCCGAACAGGGCGAACCCGCCGAGCACGAGGGACGTCAGGAAGCCGACCCACGCATCGGTGAGGTGCAAGCCGTACTGCGCCATGATGGCGACGAGTACCGTGCCGGCCGCGACGAACAGGGCGGGCGAAACCGGCCGGGTGCGCACGGCGATCACGACCGCCGACAGGAAGGCGACGATGCCCGCCGCGGCGGCCGGGGGTAGCCAGTCGATGCCGAGCGCCGCGGCGCTGGTCAGTACCGACCCGATGATGCCGACGACGAGGGCCGGCTCGCGAACGATTCTCATGCCCGCAGCGTACCGCGCTAGCAGGTTACCTAGCAGGGGTCGAGCGGCAGGGGCGGGTTCGCGGCCCGCACCGCGTCGGTGTACTGCCGAGCAGCGACGTCGGCCGCCCGCAGCGCCTTCGCGTCGGGGCCCCCGGGCTGCGGGCCCGCGACGAGGGCGGCGTCGGCGCGGCGCTCGGCGTCGGTCGCCTTCGAGATGACGACCGTACGGGCGGCGTCGGCGCGCTGCTGATCGGCGACGCACTGCGTGAACTGCTGCAATTGCCAGTAGAGCACCGCGCTCACGAGCAACGCGAACATAGCGACGAGCGTCGTTGCCGCCCGCATCGTCGGCGTGCCGGCCCATGCGAGCCACTTCGGCGGCGTCTCGGGAATCGTCACCGCTTCGACCCCCGCCCGCGGCGGCCGTGCTGCCGCGTCTCGTGGTCGGCGAGCAGCTTGCGCCCGACGAGCCCTAGCCCGGACCACACGACGGCCCATGCGACCGCGTCGGCGGCGTACTGCGGGTCAAATGCGCTCATGCGCGGTCGCCTTCCTTGTCGGCCTTAGACGATCGGCGGGCGGCGCCCCGCTTTCGGGCGATCGTATCGCCACCCGAAAGGGCGAGCCACAGGGCGGCCGGAAAGCCGATCAGGACTGCGCTCGGTATCTGCTTGAGCCACAACGACACGCCGACCATGGCGAGCCACGCGAGCATGCCGACGAGCAGCACGAACAACCGCGCCCACAGGGGCATTACGTGCCCGCCTTCCCGAGATCGAAACGGCCCGCCGCGCACGGGGAGTCACGGCGGGCCGTTAAGAGAAACATAAAGGTTCACGTATCGGGACGGCAGGGGGGCTGCTCGTTACTTGCCCGGGCCGGCCCACGCCCCGAACACGTTGCGGTAGATGTGCTCGGTGAGCACGCGGCACGACGACTCGGGCTCGTGCATCCATGCGGCGATCGCCTTCGTCGTCGCGGGCCCCCACACGCCGTCAACCTTCGCGCCCGTGAGTCGCTGAATGCGGGCGACGAGGTTGTACCCGTCGAGCTTCGAGTCGTCGTCGCCCTGCCTGAGCTGCGGAATGACGACGGTCATGGTCATTTGCACGGGAACCCTCGCAGGCTGCTTGTCGGCGTTGATCTTGTTGGCGATCCGGGTCGCGTCGGCGATGCCCCTGTTGATCTCGAAATGCATGTCGTCGTCGGTGGTCGAGACGTAGTCGCCGCCCCACCGGATGACGCCCTCGTAGTACTTGAGGCGGTCGCGTATCTTCGCCTGCTGCGCCGACGTGAACGTGTCGCGATTGCCTCGCGGGTGCTTCGTCCAGTTGAGATCTTCGGCCGTGCCGCTCGCGTGGTTGCTCTTCGTCTTCGAGCCCGCGATGACGCGGTTGTTGTACCCGCCGCACTGCGACTGTATGAGCGGCTCGATCTCGCGGTTGAACCATGCGGCGAAGTCGAGCAGCACGACGGAGGTTGCGCCCTTGCGCAGGTTGAGTGTGACCGCCGAGCCCGGAACGGTGAACTTCGAGATCAGGGTCGGGTCGATCGAGTAGCCATTCTGTGACCGGTCGGTCATGCGAAGCACCCCTCGTCGTCGATGGGCGCCTCGCCGTCGGCCGCCGCTTCGTCGTACGCGTCGGCCGGCATCTCGGCGTCGGCGACGGCGAAGGGCGTCTCGTCGTAAGGTGGGAACTCTTCGGGTTCGTCCATGCCCCCGAGAGTACCCGCGAACCTGCTAGCTAATTGGCGATGCGGTCGACGTACAGGAACCCGGGCGCCGACGACGACGCGCGGACACGGTGGGCCGTTCCCGTGCCGGCGCTGCGCTGCCCCGTGAGTACGAAGGTCTTCGACGCGGTGCTGCTCGCGGTCCATTCGGTATAGAGATGCGCCTGAAACCCGTTCGTCGAGTTGCTCGCGATGTTGACCTGCTGCAATTGAAGCTGCGTACCCGCGACCGTGTCTTCGCGGATACGCATGTTGTCGGCGTCGGCCGCGACGTCGCTCGATACCTTGCCCTCGAAAACGATCTTGTAGGTCGCGCCGGCGATGGCCGAGATCGTGATCGAGGCGGCAACCGTCTCGGTCGTGCCCCATGTCGTCGAGTCCGAAGTGATCTTGTTGGTATTGACCCGGTCGATGAGCTCGTTGATATCGGCCGCGTAAACGACATCTCCGCCGAAAACCGTCATGCCCGATTCCTCCCTTACAGCCCGTATCGGGCAGGCGTAGCGATGCGAACGGCCGAGCTTGCGGGCAGCGCCTTCGGGAACCCGTCGACGGCCCGCGCAAGCGTGCCGAGCTGCCGCCAATTGAGCGAGTCGGTACGCACGATATCGATGTCGTCGGTGTTGAGCGTCGTGCCGTTCGCGGGCGAGCTGCCCATCGTCGGGCCGTACTCGATACGGGTCGTCGACGCCGGCGCCGCGCCGCTCGTGACCGAGATGAGCGTCCATGTGTTCGCGGTCACCGCGACGGCGTTGAACGCCGACGAGAGGTACGTGACGCCGTTGTAGAAGTCGATCACCGCGGTCACGGTCCGGGTGGCCGAGCAGTAGACCCACATCGACGCCGTGTACGTGCGTCCGGGCGCGCTCGGGAGCGTCGTGCCGTGCTCGCGGATGAGCGCCTGCGAGGGGCTGCCCGAGACGACGAGCTTCGCCGAATTGCTGCCCGTGTGCGCGAGGGTCGAGTCGAGCGAGATCGTGCCGCCCGAGCCGATCCACCCGCCGAGCCCCCGCTCGAAGGTGCCATCTTCGACGGCCACGCTATCGGGCAACGACATGCCGATGACGCGGTTGAGCTGCCCCGCGATCTTGAGCACGTATCCGGGCGTGCTCGACCAAAAACCGTCACGGGTTTCGGCGACGATGCTCACGAGGTCATCAGTCTCGTCGAGGGCGAGCTCGGTGTACGAGCGCACGTCGTAGCGGTACGCAGTGTCGTCGTAGGCGCCGACGAGCCACGGCTGAGCGGGCGAGCAGGAGAGCTCGACATCCCATCGATAGTTATTGATCGTCTCGGTGTATCCCTCGATGATGACGTCGATCACCTCGCCCGCGAGCTGCGCGTCGGGCGGATTGGCGATCGTGAGCCGCGAGCCGATGCGGCAGGCGAGCCATGAGGGGATGAGCTCAGGGTGCGCAACAAGGTTGATCTTGATGCGCGGCCACCGTAGATAGTCCGCCGTGCCGAGACTGAGGAACCAACCCGCGAAGTCGCGCAGGCGCACGTCGTACGCGATATTGAGCTCTTTGCTGTCGTCGTACGTGCCTGCGGCGTCGATCGATGGCTGATCGATGAGCGTGACCGACGAGCCGTTCGTGCGGCTCACGGTGATCTGATTACGCAGGCGCTGATCGTCGTCGGTCGGCTCGGGCGCCTCGTCGAGGTGACCGAGGGACCAATCCAGCGCGAGGGCAACGGGCGGGTTGTAGCGGCGCACCCGCGGGATGAACATGAGGGCGTTTCCGCGCTCGCACAAGATCGCCTGATCGGCCGCCTCGCACTCGCGCAGCAGGTCGACGAGCTTCGCCGCGCGCTGCCTGCCCATCGGCTCGGTATCGCCCCCGAGCCGGTACATCGGCACGTTGTTCTCGGCGCACAGTCGAGCGGCCCGGTCGCCCGCCTCTTCGCCGATGTATCCGTCGGCGACGAGCATGAATGTCGTATCGACGAAGGGCAGGTCGTTGTCGCCGAACCATAGATGAGCGATCGACATATTGTCTGACCCGCTGATCATCGAGAAATAGGTCGGCCGGAACGAGGTGCCGGCGTACGTGTCGGTCATCGCAAAGAATGTCTGACTACCGACTTGATGGAAGATCAGGGCGACTGTGACCGTGCCGCCCGAGACGTTCGTCTCCATTTGCATAGCGACCCATTGCGTCGGGTCGACGCCGTACAGCGCAGGGCCGTTGTTGGCGATGAGCGTGTTGTCGCTGTCGAAGCCCGACCATGAGATCGTGGTCGCGTCGACGTGCACCTCGAAGCGGGTCATCGTGCCTACGCACTTGATCTCGACCATTTCCGTCGAGATCGAGGGCAGGGTATCCATGCGGAAAAACCACAGGGCCGAGAAACCGTCGGGCGTGTTCGTGCTCGAAATGGGCACGTTGATAATCGAGCTCGCGCCCGTGTTTAGCACGGCGGTCGGCGCCGAGCCGGCAAGCGTGTCGTCGGCACCGAAGCTCACGTCGAAGACGCTCGCCGACCTCTTGCCCGTCGCCTCGACCGCCTGCGTTGCGCCGGCCGCCGCTTCGAGCGGGAAGTACCCGAACGTCGTTACGCCACGCGCTGCCTGCGAGCTGAGCTGGTTGTAGATCGGGCTATTGACCGGGCTGCTGCCCTGCGAGAGACGCCGCAGGATGCCCGCGGCGGCAATGGGCAGGGTCGAGTCTTTCCCGCTCTTCTCGGGCCACTTGGGGGACCACTCGGGCACGTTGCCCGACCACAGGATGTTGGTCAGGGTGAAGTCGTCGATCTTCGCGGTGTACGTGCCGGCGTTCGTGTTGATCCGCCAACCGAACCAACCGGCGCCGGCGCCCTCGACCGAGTCATCGGTCGTCGCGCCCTGCCACGTGCTCGGCTCGTCGGCGAGCGTGCCGAGCCACGCCTTGACCATGATGTATGGGCCGTCGGCGCGCGCCTTCCCCCATACCTTCGTGCCGGCCGAATAGCTCAGCCCGGTCGCGGTGAGCGCGAGTAGGTCGGATTGTGCGCCGAGGTACTGCCGTTGCACCTTGACGGCGATCGTGCCGGCCGCTTGCAGCTCGACGTGCGCACGGATGTAGTTGCTCGCGTCGGTGTGGCGCAGCAGGGCGGCCGAGACGAAGCTCGCCCCGGTCGGCATCACGGCGAGGGTGGTTGACCACACGATCTCGACGTCGGGCGAGCCGGCGCCCGTGACGACGTTGCGGGTCGCGTTGTTGATCGCGCCGGCCCACGTCGCCGACGAGCCGTCGACGGCCGCCGTGCCGTTGCTTACGGTCCATGCGAAGCCCTCGGGGCTCGACCCCCACCCGCTCGCCACGGTCCGCGTGAACGGGTCGTTAACCCGGTCCATGACGTACCTGAGCGGCGTGCCGCGGCCGAGGGCGCCGTAGTAGGGCCCTTGGATGTTCCGGGGGCTGAGGCGGCCGTCGCGGTTGTCCATGGTCGCCGAGAACGAGCCCGCCTCGACCTCAGTCGCCTCGTCGTCGCGGCCCGCCTCAACGACGACGTCGACGGCCGCGCGGCGCTTGCCGGCGTCGAGCCACGCGTATAGCGACGGGTCGCCCGCGGGATTGGCGCCCGGGGCGATCTCGACGCGCGTCTTGATCTTGGCTTCGCTGGTCATGCGATGCTCACCGTTCCGCCCTTGACCCGGAAGCTCTTGCGAATCCAGCGCCGGAATTCCTGCTCGCCGCCCGGGGTGATCTGTACGACGATCGGGCGGTCGTCTCGGCCGCCGACGTCGGGCATCTGATCGAGCGGCACGACCGCCTCGTCTTGCCCGCCCTCGCCTGCGTTGACGAGCGTGCCCCCGGGCTTCGAGCGCACGATGCCGCCGTGCGCGAGCTGCGGGATGCTGGGCACGCCGATCGTGCCCCCGCCGAAGGTGTGACCGAGCACCGAGAACGAGGGGATAGTGAAGTGCAAGCTATTCCATTTCCCGATGACCCAATTGATAGCCGAGCGGAAGCCCGACTTAAGGCCATTCCACATTGACGCTAGGCGCGCATTGATCTTCGACGGCATGGAAATAATCCAGTTGAAGAAAGAGGCAGCCTTCGACTTGATCCAATTCCATGCGGCGATTGCCGCGTTGCTTACCGTCTTCCATGCCCACACGTAAACCGAGATGTAGCGCTTGACCGCGGCGATCAGGAAGTTGAAGACCGCAACCGCAGCGGCCTTGATCCAATTCCATACGGCCGCGGCGGCTTCCTTGATGATGTTCCAGGCGGCGATCCAAAAGTCGCGGAATGCCGAAGAGTGCTTCCATAGCAGGATGATCGCGCCGACGAGTGCGGCGATCGCGAGAACGATGAGCCCGATCGGGTTCGCGTCCATGGCGATATTCCACAGCCATTGCGCAGCAGCCATTGCCTTAGTTGCGATCGCGACGGCGCCCTGCTTGATGAGGTACGCGGCTAGCTGCGCGGTCGCGGCGACGAAGTTGCCGGCAAGCAGGGCGGCGTTCCATAGCGCCTGCGCGGCGACGGCGAGCCCGGTCGCGGTGCGCACGGCGACGACCCTCGCGAGGTACACCGCGATCTGTGCCGAGGCGATGACGAAGTTGGATGCGAGTAGGGCTGCCTTCCATGCGATCTGTGCGCCGGCCGCGAGCAGGGTCGCCGCCTTCGCCGCGACTGTGTACGCGGTGTAGACCTTCATCGCTGCGTTAACCGCGATGAAGCCCGCGACGAAGGCAGTGATCCACTTCGGCGGGATCGCGGCGACGAGCTGCGCGAGGGCGGTCGCGACGGCCGCCGTGATGGGCGCGAGCGGAGCGACGGCAACGGCGATGTGCGCCGCCGCGGTGGCGAGGTCGGTAAGCATCTTGAGCGCGCCCGGGCCCTGCGCTTGCATGTACGAGATGATCTTGTTAATGCCCGAGTCTTTGTCGGTGGACTGCGAGAATGCTGCCCACTTCGCGGTGACGTTTTCGAGCCACGTCAGGATCGCTTGCCCCTGCTGCGCGCCGAACTTGCCGAAGGTGTTACCGAGCGCCGTGCCGATATTGATGATGATGCTCGTGAGCGTGTGCAACGCAGGGCCGGCCGTCGCGGCGAGCCGAGTGAGAAACCCGCCGTCGATGAGCGCCTTGACCTTCGCGAGCAGGCGCTCGACCGCCGAGCGGCCGGCGTCAAAAAACGGCTGTAGCTGCAAGATCGCCTTACCGAGAATCTTGTAGCCAGTCGTCATGACGCCGAAGACCGCGGGCTTATTCTGCTCGACGAAATCCTGCCAATCCGACTTCATCTGTAGGAATGACTCGGTCGCCTTGCGGGTCGCGGGGGGCAGGTTGGCGAGACGAGCTTTGAGCTCTAGCATCGCCTCGGCCTGCTTGTCGATGTACTTGCTATTGTCCTGCCCCGCGGCGGCGGCGAGCTTCGCCTCGCGCTTGTAGAGCGCGACCTTGTCGGCGAGATCCTGCGACTTCTTTGCGGCGTCGGTGACGTCGCTCATCGCGGTCTTAGTCACCGCGCCGAAGACGCCGGCCGCGACGCCCGCCCCCGCGAGGGCCGACCCGACACTGATCAAGGCGGCGCCGGCGCCCGCGGCGGCAGGCACGACAGACGAGACAGAGAGCATGGTGCGTATCGTCTTGCCGGCAATGTCATCGATCTTCTTGAATCCGCTCGACAGTCCGTTTTGGATGTCGGTTACGTCCTTTTGCAGATTCTTCTTATCGATGCCGATCTTGATGAGCAGGTCGGCAAGTGTCGACACTGGCTAGCCTCCTAACGCCCTGTTCGCCCGCTTGATCGCCCGCAACATCTCTTCGCCTGACATCTCGGCGGGGCGTTCCGGCCGAGCCTTTCTGTCCCACTTCGGTATAAATTGCTCGGCCGTGAAAGGCTTTTGCCGCTTCCCCCTGTTCACGTTCGCGATCACTGCCGCCAACATGCCGAAAAGCTGATCGATCCGGCGGTCGCCGATCGGTCCCTCGACCTGCTCGTACGCTTGCCACTCGGTGAGCTCGCGCGAACTAATCCGCGCGAGCAGCTCTTCGACCGTGCACCCGAGCGCGAGGGCTAGTCGGAAGTACCCTCGCCGCTCGGGTCGTCGCCGAAATTTTCGGCGAGGTTCTCGACATCCTGCTCGGACATGCCGGACAGTTCGCGCGCCTTGTCGAAGACCCGCTCAAGCGCCCGGGCGCTCTTGCGGCCGAGCGCCCGCACGTCGTCGGACGTGAACAGCAGCGCGCCGCTCTCGTCGACGAGGCAACGCGCGACGAGCTTCGCCCGAGCGTTGCTCAGGTTCACCTTTCGATCGTTGCCGTTCTGCTGAATGATCGACGCCTCGTAGTCGTCGCGCTGCTGCCCGGACATGCCGCGAACCCGGACCGTGCCGCCCCACTCGGGTACCTCGATATCCTCGAAGACCTTGTCGTCGACGCTCAGAATGTCGTCGCGTGTGAGCAGTGTCATCGCTCGTCTCTCCCCTTGTTGATCTTTGTCACGCATGCTTACGCCGCGGTGGCGTTACGGGCTAGCTTCCGGTCTGAGTGAGCGTCGGCTTGCCCGTGACCTTGATCGTCATCGACCGGGCCATCTTGTCGTCGTACGGGAACTCGTCGCCGAGCTCGGTCATGATGCCCTTGAGCTGCCACGTGTGCTCGTCGGCCGTACCGGGCAGGATGACAACCCGGTAGTTACGCGGGTCGGTGTCGTCGAAGTCGTCGTCGAGGTCGTGAGTGAGCTCGCCCGGGTCGTAGTTGATATCGAGTTGGACCTCGCCGCCATCCTTGAGCCCGCCGATGAACTCTTTCCACTGCTCGGGCGAGTCGTGCGCGGTGACGTCGATCGTCTCGCGCTTGCGGTCCGGGCCCTTGATGCTGGTGACGTTGGCGATCGTCTCGTACGTGGTACCCGGGGTGATGGTGGTCGCCCGCTGAAAGAGCGTGCCGAACCCGTCGCGTCCGCTCATCGGCGGCGCCTCCTAACTCAACTGCACGGTTTGAATGCGGAACCTGAGTACATGATGCCTGATCTGCGGGTCAGGGTCTTCGAGCGCCTGGTCGAATTCCTGGCGGATGGTCACGCAACGGTGCCCGTCGCCCGCCAGGGCGGCCGAGAACGCCGCGACTTGCCGATCGAGTAGTGCGGTGACCCGGTCGGCGATCGCCTGCCCCTGGGCGTTGCTACGCGCCTGCGTCCACACGTGCAGCGTCACGGTCACCTCGCGGCCGGCCGAGGTGTGGTCGCCATCGGGAATTGAGAGGTGGTCGCCGACGCGCAGGTACGGCTTCGCCTGCCCCTCGGGTGGTTGGTCGACGACGGCCGGCGTCGAGGGCGTCATGCCCTTGATCGGCGCGAGCAGCCCCGCGAGGGTCGCGTCGCCGCGCAAGATCGTGACGATTGCCTTTTGAATCGGCGTGATCGAGTTGCGAGTCGTGATCGTCACAGTCGCTCCAAAGTAGCTTTGACCTCGGCCTTGACGCGCTTCGGGAACCGCTTCCGGGTGATCTCGGAAGCGGGCACGATGAACGGTTGCGCCGGCGTGTCGTCGGTCCCGTTCTCGACGAACTTCGCGTACCGGGCCGTGACCGCGACCGTGCCCGCGAGCGCCGCCTCGTCGTACTCGGCTTGCACCGAGTCGCGCAGCGTTCCGGTCTTGACGGGCGCGCCGCGCCTGACGTCGTCGGCAGTCTCTTCGGTCTCGCCCTTGACGGCCCGGCCCGCGGCGGCGTGCACGCCGAGGGGCAGCGCGCGCAGCTTCCTTTCGAGCTCTTCGAGCCCGTCGATGCGAATGTTCCGGGTCTTCGACATCGCCTAGTCCTGCTGCTTGCGCGGCCGGCCCGGGCCGCGGCGCGGCGGCGTCGGCGGGGCGACCGGGTTGAGCTCGCGGTCGAGCGCCTCGAAGACCGCGTCGGCGAGCCACCCGACGTGCGTCGGCAGGTTGTCGGCGTCGACGACGCCCCGCTCGATCAGTCCGTCGCGCAGGCGCACGAGCTGCTCGCGCATGCCCTCAGCCTCGACGGCGAGCTCGGGGTCGGCGCCGGCGGCCGGCACCTCGTCGCCCTCGTACGGCAGGTCGATCGTGTGCGCCGCGAAGAGCTCGGGGAACTGCTCGGCGATCGGGTGCCGCGCGTCGGCGAGGGTCTTGCCGCGCACGAGCCGGAACTTCGTGCCGTCCGGCCCGCTGACGAGCCCGCTACGGGTCGCGACGACGATCTCGGTAGTCATGCTGTGGCTTCCTTTCGTAGGGCCGTCACGAGCGCCGCGACGCCCGGGAGGTGGTCACGCTTCCATCGGCGGTAAGCGGGGCGATCCTTCGCGTACTGCTCGGGCGAGTTGACCCGCCGGTACTGATCGTCGAGCTCGGCGCGCTGCCCCGCATACGGGTTGTTGTGGTCAATGATCAGATCGGGCAACCATCGATAGCACCCCGCGGCCCGGGCGAACTCGCGCACCGCGTCGTCGCAGAACAGGTGCTCGACGGGCGCCGGCACCATGCCGCCGAGCGCGCCGACAATGTCGGCCGTCATTGCCCATTGCGTCGGCAGGTCGTCGGGCCGGTATCCGTCCGGGCACGAGACGACGCCCGTGCCCATCTCGCGCAGCTCGCGCAGGTAGGTCGCTGCCCACCCTGCGGTAGCCGGGTGATGATCATCACCCATGAATCCGAGGGCGAACGGGTGGCGGGTTACCCGCAGGTAGTCGGCCGCCTTGTTGAGCTTCGGCACGAGCTGCTCGTGATGCGCGGCGTCGAGCCACGTGAACGGCATCTCGGGTGCGTCGGCCCGGCCTGTCTCGAAGGCGGCACGGTACATCTCGACGAGCGGGTCGTCGTTGTCATAGACGAAAACGGGCTCGGCGCCGTCGAGGTGGGCGCCGGTTTCCCGCCACGCGCGCAGGAAGGGACGCACGTTGTGCGGCCGTGACCGGGTCGGCACGACGACGATGAGCTGCGACATGCCGAAAAGCATAGACGTTCGGATGATTTTTTGAAGAAACGCAGATGCGGGGGTAGAAACCTAGCAGGTTTGGCACTAGGCTCATGCTTGCAAGTTGACGACGACCGAAAGGCAAGACGATGACGAGCTTCGAGCGCGCAAACTGGACGATCGCCTACCGCAAGCGCACCGCTAACCGCTTCCTGCGCGTCTCGACATGGTCGGGCACGTGGTCGCAGGCGTACGGCATGTCGCGCCTGTTCGCGCAGGCGAACCCCGAGCTTGAGGTCTACTACACGAGCGACCGCTCGGCCGAGGTCGAGGGCTTCGTCGTCGAAGAGGATGTGCGCAACATCCTCGTTGACTCGGGTCGTCGGGTGCGCATCGTCGAGAGCGACGTCGAGCTGCCCGCCGAGATGATCGCCCGCATCCCTGCCCCCGAGGTCGCCCGCGAGCGTTGGGCCGACGGCGATGAGGTTGCCGACGCCGTCGGCGCCGAGCCGGCCGCGCCGTTCGCGCCGCTCGCCGACGTCGCCGCCGCGCAGGGCTTCGAGGTGTACGAGCGGCCGACCGTGCTCAAGACGATCGAGCTGCGGCGCGACGGCCGGCTCGTGCAAGCCTTCCGGAAGGTTTCCGACGCCCGGGCATGGCTCGCCGCCGAGCAGGCGGGTCGCCGCATCGACGACGCCGCGGCCGGGGGTCAGGCCGAGCAGGCGCACCGGCGTGCGGCGACCGCCCTACTCATCGCTTGACGGGTGCCACGCGAAGCCCGGGTGATCGATCGTCGGCCGCCCGGGCTTCGGCACGATGAGCGCCGGCCGCGCCCATGCCGTCGTGTCGTCACGAAACAGGTAGTAATACATGATTTTGTCGATGTACGCCTCGGGCTGCCCCGAGAGGTACGGGCGCACCTGCTTGACCCACACGCGATCTTCGGCCCGCCCGGGGCGCAGGCGGGCGAAGGTGCCGCGGCGGGCGATGTCGACGCGGATCGGGTCGAGGTGTGTGAAGTCGCGGTAAAGCTGCCCCTCGGCCGACCGCCCCCAATTCGGCCAGCGAAGCGAGTGCTCGACGATCTCGCGGCCGATGCCGTTCGTCGTGTAATCGATCTTGAAACCGACGTGCGCCGGCTCGCTCGCGAGGGCGGCGACGATCTCGGCGACGTAGTACTCGGGTACGAGGTCGTCGTCGTCGACGAACGAGACGTACGGACTCTCGGCCGCCGCGAGCAACCCGTCGCGAATCTCGCCGATCGAGGGCCGCCCGTTGTTCCGCCACGCGAGCACCCGCACGGCGCCGGCATACTCGTCGAGCTGTGGCAGCAGTACGCCCATGAGCCGCTCGAAGAGCGCCTCGCGCTGCCCGAGGGTCGGTACCAAAATCGTAAGCAGGGGCGGCGTCATGCGGTCGTCTCCGGTTCGGTCGTGCGTCGCGGCGTAAGCAGCAGGTCGGACCATCGCTCGTCACGCTTCCATCGGATGCGCGGCGCCCACCCGTTCGCGTTGCACCATGCGACGAGGTCGGGCCAATAGGCGCCCGGGGCGCCGCGGTGCTCGGTCTGCGTCTCGATGATGATGAGGTCGAGTAGGCCGAGGTTGGCCGTGCGTAGGGCGTCGAGCTCGGTTCCCTGCGTGTCGACGACGAGCACGTTGCCCGGATGCTCGGCTTGCACGTCGGCGACCGGTACGACGGTCACGGGGAAGGTTGCCGCCTCGGGGATGCGTACGTCGCCGAGCAGGCCAGAGAAAGCGCCGTCGGCCGCCCGATGGAACGTCGCGGTACCGGCCGGCCCGCACGCGAGATTGACGATGCCGACGATCGGGTTGTCGATCCACGGCGCGCCCGCCATGACGGCGCACGCTTCGGGGTCGGGCTCGACGAGCGTGACCCGCTCGAAACCGCACCCGAGATAGAGCGGCACCTCTTGCCCGAGGTGCGCGCCGACGTGGATGACGCCGACCGGGCGTACCCGAAGCTCTTCGAGGGCGTCGCCGATGAGCCGCAGGGACCATCGCCAATCATGAATGGTTTTCACGTGGCGTCGCCCTCGTTTTGCAACTGCTCACAGTCGGCGCGCAGGTAGATCGGCTCGCTCGGCCGCACGGTCGATTTGACCCGCAGGTCATCGCCGTCGTCGAGCGCGATGAGGTGGTCGCCGCGGCGCACGTCGGCCGAGGGCTTGAAATGCGCGATGACGACGAAGGTCGCGTCGGCTTTCATCGCTTCGAGCTGCTCGACGCCGGCGGGCTGCGATACCTTCGCGCGCACGATGCCCGAGTCGACGAGCGTGACGTCGCTGCCCCCGACGGCGTCGCCCGAGGTGGTCGGCCGCATCACCCGAAAGCGCCGATTGAGCTCGTGCGTGCCGACCTCGCCCGCCCTCATTCGGCCGTCACCAGGGCCCACGTGTCGAGGTCGGCGGCGTCGCTACTGTAGGGGCTCGTCATCGTGACCGCGGTGAACGACGACACGCCGGCCGCCTTCCGCACGTCGGCCTCTTCTTTTTCGGTGAGGTAGACGACCTCACCGCCCTCGCGGCCGACCCGGTCATAGCTCGTCGTGCGGTCGCCAATCGTGCGCTGCGACAGACCGTGCGGGTTGTCGAAGGCGCGCGCCGCGGCGGCGACGCAGATACGGGCGATGCGCCGCGGCACGCTGTCGAGGGCGTTCGTGGTCGTGAGGTAGGTCTTACGCGCCACGGTCCGGATGAGCTCGCTCGCCTCGTCGAGCAGGAACTCGCCGCGGGCGCGCTCGGCCTCGTCGAAGTCCTCGGGCAGGGCGCCGAGCTTGCGGGCGAGCATGCCGAAGCTCGCGAGCGGGGGCGCCTCGTCTTCGGCCGCGGCGAGGTAGAAGTACCCGACCTCGACATCGCTAACGCCGCCCGAGATGTTCCATTCGTACCCGTAGCGACCGACAACCGTCGCATCGACGGCCGGCACGATGGCGTCGAGGATGCCGACGCCGCCCGAGGTGGTCGGAACGTCAACCGTCGTGCCGTCGGTCTTCGTGAGCGTGAACGTGCCCGAGATGACGACGGCCGCACCCGTGTCCGGGTCGGTCGCTTCGTAGCGCAGGGGGATCGGGTCGCCGAGATCGAATCGCCGCATGGTCGCCGCCTTAGTCCGCTGCTTGTACGCGGGTAACGATACGGGGGTCGCCGTTCCGGCTGATGATGCGCGGGCCGCGGGCGGGGCTGAGCGAGCCGCTCGTCGCCGTAACGGCGAGCCCTAGGCCGAGGGATGCAACGCCCTCCGACGAGCGCGCACCGCGGGCGTCGAGGGCTAGGGCGAGCCCGAGGTCGACGACGCCGGCCGAGTCGCGGGCGCCGGCCGCGGCGACCGCGAGATCGAGCCCGAGGGCCGCGGCGCCGGCCGAGCGCCGCGAGCCGACTGCGGCGACCGCGAGATCGAGCCCGAGGGCGACCGAGCCCTGCGCGGGAAGCGTGACCTCGCTCGATGTCGAGTTGCCATCGGTACCGTCCCACGTCCAGCTAGCGGTATCGCCGTCGGCGTACGTGTCGAGCGAGCCGACCTTTTCGAGCAGCACGGCACTCATGGCTAGGCCGACCGCGAGGGAATCCCACAGGACATAGATACCCGTCGCGAGGGCGGGCGCCGCCGCGGTGGTGAAGCTCGTTCGGGCCACGGTCCCGATGTCGCCGAGGTTGCCCGTGTTGTAGTTCTCGGGGAAGGTGTCGCCGCCCGCCGACCGGGTGTACCCGATGTAAACGGTCCGGCCGAACTGGAAAGCGGCCGAGCCGTTGTGCTGGTAGAACGACACGGTAAAGACGTCGCCCGGCGCGCACGCGGCCGTCGGGCATTGCAGATATCCGCCACCCGTCATGCGCACGCCGGTAGACCGCGGGCTACCGCCCGGTACGTCCGTCGCCCGGGCGAAGGTGCCCGAGCTCGAATACCCGGTCGCGTTGTTTTTCGCCGAGGGGTTCGGGCACAGATTGCGCCGTCCCATGCCGGCCGCCTACGTCGACGAGCCGGTAATGGTGAGCGCGGTGAGGTCGTAGTCGCCGTTCGCGTTAAACGCCTGGTCGCCCGTGAGCGCGTCGTAGCCGTAGAACGTGCCAGCGGTGCTCGCGCTGTAGAACAGGGCATGAGTCGCGCCGGCGGCCGGGGTGCCAGTGAACGAGTAGGGCACGCCGGTAGCGGTGATGACGCCGCTCGCGACCGAGCTCGCGAGCTGATGACGTTCATTCGAGGTCTGGTTACCCGAGCCCGTGCCGTTGCCGATGGCGACCCAAACGACCGCCTCGTTGCCGTCGTCGAGGATCGCGTTAATGCCCGCGGTGTTGAGTGGCACGAGGGTCGCCTTCCTGCTCGTCGCCGTAGTTGATCGGGTCGCCGCCGGAAGCGTCGGGCACGAGCTCGGCGGCCGGCTCGGTCCGGGTTCGCGCCTCGGCCGCCGCGCGCAGGTTGCCGGTTAGCTCCCTGCGCGCGGCGGCGTCGGCATCGGTCACGAGCCGGAACGGATGGCGACGGCCCGCACGAGGTGCGACAGACTGTTCGGGTCGGTCGGGGTGATCGGGTCGTTGACGACCGCCGTGCCGACCCACGCGTTGACGAGGGACCGGTCGGTCGTGTTCGTGTAGTCGTAATCCATCAGCCATCGGACGGACACGCCGCCGTAGTACCCGGGCGAGCCGGCCCGGGCGCCCGCCTGCTGGACCTGCCCGAAGGTCGCGCCGCGCGGCACGAGCGGCGCCCGGGTCGCGAGCACGAATGCCGTGCGGTGGTACGCGTACGCGACGTCGTCGTCGATCGAGGTGGTCGGGACGACCATGAATTCGGCGATCATGCCGATAGAGCGCCGGCGCAGCGCGTCGGTCACCTCGGGGCCGATCGCGTCGAAGCGCGCGAAGCGGTCGTCGACGATGATCTGCTCTTTGACGTCGGCGCCGACGAGCAGGTACCGGTCGTCGGCCGGCACGTTCTGCTTGTCGAGCAGCTTCGCGGCCCGGGCGGCGACGAGGTACCAATCGGTCTTGCCGCCGACCACGAACTCGGCGTCGGTCGGGTCGAGGGTCATCGAGCCGAGGTAGGTCGCGTTCTCGATGACGTCGACGGCCTCGTCTTCGATGCCGTCGACGACGGCCCGCACCTGCGGCGAGAGCACCTGCGTCGCGAAATCCGTGATGTCGAGGGTGAGCTCTTCGTCGGTGATCGGGGCGCCGTTGTAGACGTCCGTCGTGAGCTGCACGGGCACGCCGAACTCGTTCGACACGTCGTTCGTGATCGCCGTGCCGGCGCGCAGGGTGCGCTTCCGCGCGGTGCGCCGGGCCGGAACGCGCATGGTCACGGTGTCGCTCAGGGCGCCCGAGAACTCGCCCGGGTCGATGGCGTCGGTCCACAGGGTCTTGGCAACGACGAGGTCGCGGTACAGCAGGCCGACGGTCGCACGCGCGATCACGGTCGGCTTGAGGAACTTGTTAGCCACGCGGGCTCACTCCGTTCGGTTCGCGCGGCCGGCGTACCCGTACCGCTGTGGGTTAGCGTCTCGGAACGCCCTTGATGAGCTCAAGGGGGTCGAGCTTTTCGAGGTCGGCACTGTCGTCGGTCGGCGCCGGCGCACCCGATCGGAGCGTCTCGCGCGGCCGGCCGCCGTTGCCGGCCCGGGCCGGCGTACGAGCCGGGGGCGTCTCGCCCTCGTTCTCGCCGTCGCCCTGCTTGCCGTCACCGTTGCCGCCCTCGTTCTCGCCGTCCGTCGTGCCCGAGCCGGCGGTCGCCGCCCCGGTCTTGCCCGCCTTACGCGCCTTGACGTCGATGCCCATATCGGCGACGAACTCTTCGGCGTCGGCCCGCAGCTCGTCTGCGGTCTTACCGCTCAGTCGCCGCGCTTCCTTCGGCGTCAAGCCGAACTCGTCGGCGATCGATCGCCGCGTGTTCTCGCTCTCGGCCTTTTCCGCGCGAGCGGTCAGCTTGTCGACGGCCGCCGTGAGCTGATCGAGCTTGCTCGCGTCGGCGTCGGCCGCCTGCGCCTTCGCCTTGAGGTCGTCGTAGTCGCCGAACTGGTCGCGAACCTTTTTCACCTCGGCGGCGATCATGGCTCGCACCTCGGCCCGCGAGAACGTCTTTTCGCCGCCCGCGCCGCCCGAGTTGTTGTCGTCTTCCGTGCCCATACCGGGGTCGCTCCCGTAGCTAACCGCCGTTGCCGGCGTCGTTTGCACCCGCGGCGCTCGGCTTTCCGTTATCGAGCCACCTGCGGTAATTGTTGAGTTGATTATTACTCGTGTCGGTCGACATTGTGCCAGATGAGCGGGCCCACGCCTGCGCCTGCTGGTATTCGGCCGCGAACTCGGCGCCCCGGGCCGCGACGCCGATGCCGACCGGGTCACCCGCGTACGCCGGCTCGGGCATGCAACCGCAGTGATCATGCGGCTCGAAGCCTGCCGATTTTTCCGATTTGTAGACCGGGCCGCGGGCCGCGAGCGTACGGCAGAACGTGCACGGGTCGCCGCTCGTCGCCCGGGCCCACCCGAGCGCCGCGCGGTCGTCGAGCGTGCCCGTGATGATCGTTTGCCGGCCGCCCGCGAGCACGAGCTTCGTCATCTCGCCCGCCGCGCGTATGAGCCCCTGCTGACTGGCTTGATCGACGGACATGCCGGCGCGGCGCGCGTCGAGGATGCCCTTAAGGGCAGCGCCGCGCAGCAGCCCTTGCACGACGTCGGCCGACGGCCGGCCGGCCGCAGGAATGGCGAGCCGGCCGACGCCCTCGACCCGCCGAAACAGACCGTAGTAATTCGCCGCAACCGCGGCAGACTGCTCGAAACCGGCGCCCGCGATGATCGCCGCGGCCCGGGCGAAGGTGTCGATCGTGCCTGCGAGGTTCGTCACGTCGACGAGCTGCCACAGTCGCAGGAGCTCTTGCAGCGAACCCGCCCGGGCGGCGAGCTGCGCCGCCCTGTGCGCGCTCGTCAGCGTGGCGCCGGCGGCCGTGAGTGCCATCGCTACGCCTGCGCGCCGCGGGGCAGGATGAGCCCGGTCGAGGTGGTCGTCGTGCCGTCCGGGTTCGGGCCGGCCGGCGCCGGCGTGCCGGCCGCCTGCGAGTTGAGCAGGCTCGTCAACTGTCCGATCGAGTCGCCTTCCTTCGCCATCTGCTGCCAGCGCACGACGTCTTGCCGCGTGACGCCCGGGATGCGGTCCCATAGCGCCTGCGGCGGCACGTTGAGCATCTGCGCGACCTTGCCGAGTCCGTCGACGAGGGCGCCGAACGCGCGAGCGCTCGTGTCTTTCCAGACGACCTCGATCGTGTCGGGCACCTCGACGCCCTTGTACTCGCCGATCGTTTGGCTGAGCTGCTCGTGCGACTCGCCGAGGCAGGTCTTCGCGAGTTCGATCTTCCGGTCGCGGCCCGCCTCGGCCGCCGCGAGCGCCTCGGCCGAGAGGTTGACGAGCTCGCCGATGAGCTCGTGCACGGGCGTCTGCGAGAGGGTGGCGCCGTACTTGAGCACCGCTTCGCGGGCGCGCAGGAAGCCGTCGAGGGACGTCTCCGAGAACTCGCCGAGGCGCACGCTGTCGGGGTCGTCGTCGAAGGTCCACAACTGCGAGGCGGCCGACTTCATCTTCGCGGCCCGGTCTTCGGGAGTCCACCCGACGACCCAACGCTGACGGAACGCCGAGTACCACATAGCCGAGGCGAGGGCGAAGCTTGCGACGTCCTGCTGATCTTGCAACGTCATCAGGGGCGCGACCTCGCCCGCGACGATGCACGTCTGGTTTCGGTTGTTGAAGGCGCCGATCGGGTTCTGCGCGAGGGGCTCGTCTTCGAGGTCGAGATCTTCTTCGCTGACGTACTTGATCACGGGCACGTAGTCGAGCCCGAGATCGGCTCGGTTGCCGATGACGCCCCATGACTTTTTCTCGGCGTCGTAGCCGAGCGTCCATACGCCGGCGCCCCCGCCGTCGGCCTCATACAGCCGGTACGTGCCGTCGCGCCGCCATTCGAGCGCCTGCGCGGGGTAATCCGGGTCGTCGCCGTACAGCGCGGTCACGCGGCGCGGCGAGAGCGGCCGGATAACCGGCTCGGGCTCGCCCGGGGTCGCGATGACGTACCCGACGCCGTACTCGAAGACGACCCGGTACAGCCCGGACTGTCGGCGATCGAAGCGGTTAGCTTGCAGCGCCTGCCAGATGGGAGTTACGACGTTGTCGGGCGACGCCGGCACGGTGAGCGGGTCTTCGCCCGGGTCGGCCGGCTCGGGGTCGTCTTCGAGATCTTGCGCGCTCACCCGGATGTTGTCGAGGTAGAGCGACTCGATCAAGGAAGATAGAACGATGTCGATGAGATTGATTCGCGACATGCGCGCGAGCTCGCGCACCTCGGCCGGCGCGTCGGCCGGCACGACGAGGGGTAGCGCCTGCTTGCCCGTCGAGTAGAGGCGCAAGACGTCCATTTCCATGCGCTCGCGCTGCTGAATATCGCGGATGTGCGAGGCGGCGTCGATCGCCTGCTGTGGAGTCATTGCCACGGCTAAAAGACCGCCTTTCCGCTGCTGCCCGGGCGCCGAGTGCGTACCTTGCCGCTATTGAGCACGATCCTACGGCCCATGCGCGCCCCGACGTACGTGACCGCGAGGTCGACGTGCTTCTTCGAGTCGCGCGTGACCTTGCCGAGCGAGACGCCCCACGGGTTCGGCCGGCGCTTCGCATCGTGGAAATGGCGCATCGCGAGCCCGTCGCCATCCCACGTGAAAGCGCTCTCTCCGGTCTGCTCGATGTCCTCGACGGTTTGCATCGCCGCCGCGGTGAACATGCGGTTACGGTCTTTGCCGCCGAGCGTCTTGATCCGCATGTCGAAAAGCACGGCGTGCCCGATGCGGGCGCCGGGGGTCGCCCAGACCTTGAGCCGCTTGCCGAAATCGCGGTGCCAGCCATCGATAAGCGGCATCCAATACAGCACGTCGGCGTCGTCATCGTCGCGGCCCGGGCCCGGGTCGACGCCAAACCACTCGATCTTGTACCGCTCGAAGGCGGCGCGCACGGTCGCGTCGACGACCTCGCGCGGCGCGAGCCACCCGTCGCCCGCCTTCCCGCGGGGCGGGCCCCACGCGCCGAGCCGGAACGTGTGCCCATCGGCGAGCCGGCAACCCGCGAACGCCGTGAAGTCGACGCTCTTCGAGCAGTCGAGAAAGGCGGCGATCTGTGTGCGCTCGGCGACGACGACCTGCGGGCGCGCTAGCGCATCGAGCTTCCGTGGATCTACCCACGCGTCTTCGGCCGCTGCGAGCCCGTTGAGGTAGTAGCGGATCGAGTCGGCGATCGGCGTCTCGGGGTCGAGCACCTCACCCATGAGCCGCACGATGTCGGCCCATGGCGCGTCTGCGTACGCCGCTTCGAGCCCGCGGCGCAGCGATTCCGGGTCGAAGACGTTGACGGTAGGCGGCGCCTCGATCGAGTCGTACAAGATGTCGATCGGCACGTCGGGGTTCTCGGCGTGCGCGACGACCTGCTGCTGCCACGCAGCGAAGGTGCGCTCGGCCGTCGAGTCGGCGCCCTGCTGGTGAGCGTTCGTGCCGTCGAGCGTGCGGGCTTGCAGCCAAGCAGGCGACTTGCCGACGTTGCGCCGCACGACCCGGGCGACGCGATGCCCGCCGCTCGTTTCGGTCATATGGTGCGTTTCGTTGAGAAAGACGAAGCTCGCAGGGTCGCCCTCGGCGCTGCTCTCCGACGCCGTGAGCACCTCTTGCCGGCCGCCAGTGCCCTTGATGATCGTGCGCGTCTCGCCGCAATCGAGGTCGTAGTACGCGCGTGCTTCCTTCGACCACATACCGTTGGCGACGCGCAGCACGTCTTTCGACTGCGCCTCAGAGTTACTTGCAATTTGCACGAGCGGCATGCCGTGCGGGATACCGACCCACCGCTGCTCGTCGTCATCGAAGACGAGCTGTGTCGGCCCGCAGAGCTCGGCGTTACAGATCGAGGCGCCGAACGGGTCTTTGCCCGTGCCCTTCGCGCCCCGCTTCGCGCCGCGCCGGTACACGAAACGTCCCGTTGCGGGATCGAATGCGTACCACAGGATGACGAATCGCTTTTGTCCGGGTGTGTACCGCCACGGCGCCCCGGTCTGGTAGTCGATCAAGCCCGGGCCGTCGCCGCGGCCCTCGGCCCAATCGATGACGCCCGGGCCGATCGAGCAGGCGATGAGCAGGTCTTTCTCTGCTTGATCGGTAGGCCACGGGAGCGTTACCCACGCGTCGGTGTCGTACCACGGGTCGAGCCGGTACCCGGGCAGCATGAGGTCGGCGGCGACCGCCTCGGCCGGCCGCGACAGGGTGCCGGCCGTCATGACGACCCGCGACCGCCGGACACGCGCCGATGGTGCCGCTCGACCGCCCTGCGCTCGGCCCGGGTCATCGCCTGCCACTTCGCGGGGTCTTGCACCCAATCGGGCACGCGCGCCGGTGTCGGCTTGCCGGCCGGCGCCACGCCGGCGGCGAGCTCGGGCTCGACGTCGAGCGGCGTGCCGCGGTGCACGAGCTCGGCCGCCACACGCACCGCGCCGGGGTCGAGCACGGTGTGCGTCTCGCGTACGGCGCGCATCGCCTTGTCGCGGGTCATCACGTGAGCTCGGGAATGATGAGGGCCGAGTGGTCGTCGCCCGGGTCGCCGAGCAGCACGACCTCGTCGTACGACGCGAAGCCCTGCGCGGCCGGCGCGGTGTGCTTCAACCACTTCGCCGTCTCGACCGCGCCGAACACGCCGCAGTAGACGCAGCGCGGTCGCTCGGGCTCGTCGACGTTGAGCTTCGGGTGCTGGCACTCGGGCGGCATGCGCCACTCGAAGACGCACGAGAGCTCGGCGTCTGAGTGCTGCTCGCAACGATCGGTGCCGATGATGATGAGCCCGCCGCTCTCGTGGCAGTGCGGCTCGAGCTCGTCGAGCGACCACTCGATGACGACCGGCCCCTCGTCGAGCTCGCGGTGTTGAAGCATGAGCGTCGGCATCACAGCCCCCGGTAATCGTCGAGGCGGGCGACGCCGGCCGGCGTCTCGTCGGGGTCGGCCTTCGCCTTCGGCTCGACGTAGCGGATACGCAGGTCACGGCGGGCGTCGGCGTACGTGCCCATCAGTTTCTCGCGTTGTCGCAGCTCGGCGCCGGTATAGCCGCGCCACGCTTCCATGGTGCGAGCGTGAATCTCGGCGGTATCCATGGCGAACTGCCAGTCGCTCTCGGTCCACAGTTTCGCGTGCGGCATGCGGGCGACGACCGCCCACCATCCGAGGGTCGCCTCGGGCCAATCGGGCGAGTTTGCTGCGCCGACGTCGATGACCGAGATCCCCCCGGTCGCGCGGTCGCGTAGCGCCGGCGCGCCCTCGAAGGGAACGTCGTCAACCTCAGTGAAGTCGTACGTCGGATTCTTGTGCCGCACCTGCGATCGGTCGGCCTTCGGCTTCGTGCCCGGTACGCCCATAAGCCCTATCCTCTCTCCCGAGCCGATCCTAGCAGGTACCTAGTAGCTTTGAGTAATGGTTACTCTCCGTAGCAAGGTCACGGAGAGTGATTCGGACATATGCCCCCGAATCGGGCCGGAAGTCGTATCGTGGCGGAGACGCT